TTACTTGTACTAAGACCAGCCACGTTAACGCCGTAAGACGCTTTCATGGTTTCGAATGATTTACCTGTATATGTTGTGTGCCATACTATACCAATCTTTGATTGCAATATCCTCTTTGCAGCTTCTGTACCTGCAGGGATAGCATATACAATCGTGTTAGGGTGAAAGGTGACGTATGACTTGCCTTTAATCTTCTTTGTTTTAATATCAGATCGAGAATATAAGAAGTCACCTTGTATGACGCCTTTAATTCCAAGTTCTGGTAAATACTTTAAAGCGTCCTTGAGCTTATCAGCGAGATCACCAGAAGCATCATTATCCACATCCATATCAGTTTTATATACTTTCGGTGATTTATTGAATATGCCCTTTTTGGCAACAAAAAATCTACCATCACGAGGATCTGTACCTGCAAACACAGCAGGAGCTCCATCCCACTTAACTGAAACTGATCCATCATGCTCTCCTCCGAGTGTATCTCTTAGAGATCTCAAAGCGAGTATAGCTTCTCTTGTTCCATTGACACCACCATAAAGAACCTTGTCCTCGATATGTGTCATATGAGTGTTTTTCTGTTCTGTTATAAATTCTGTGAACCTCATTTTTCTTTTGCTCTCTTGGCCATTTCCTTTGACCTTATCTGATTTTTGCCCGTCTCAAATTTACTTACAACTCCTGTCTTACCCATAACCTTAGCTCTTTGTTGACCAACATTTAGGATTTGTATCTTACGAGCAAACGGCTTACTAATCTTCTTAACCTTCGCCACAGTTCTCTCGGCATCAGCCACAGTGGCAAATCTAATAGGGACTGTATCGTCGGGATTCTCATCTGTGTATAATCTCCTTCCTGAACCCTTTGGTTTTTTACCAGTTCCAACTTTTGGGTCATTACCCTCTACAAATTTTCGAAATGACTTAACCACCGAACTCGTGCCCCGCTACTCTTTTCATCTGTTTATTAAATTCACTTTGAGAAGGCTTTTCTTTGTAAAGTCTTATCGATATTTCTGGTCGTTTCTTACCCTTGATTCTCCAATTATAACCTTTTTCTTTGTGCTCTGGATCGCTGGTCTTTACAACTCTTCTTTTGTAACCAGCTTCCCATGATTCTGCTTCTTCTATAAACTGCTTAAACCTCATGATTCTTCTGCCTTTACATATATTGATGCGTCACTCGTTTTTGCAGCGGCTAAGTTAATAATGCTTGAGGCAAAATCATTACGTTGACCTATAGTAGATTTCATCAACGCATTGCCTATCTCTGCAGCTGCTAAGTTTATATGCATTCGATCAGCAGTAGCAGTAACTATACCATCGTCAAACTCTTTCCTCGATATTCTCGAGTCTGCAGTTCTGACCATATTATAAAACTTATTTTGTAAATTTTTAGATCTCTTACTTTTTACTTCTTTTACTAACGCCATTGCTTGTTGTTTTAGGTTCATATTATTTGGAAGTACCTTATTTAAGAACTTCTTCGCAGCATACTGAATTGCTTGATACCCAGCTCGCCCTCCCCGTGCTCCCTTCCCAAGTATCTCAAAATTTGGTGCAGCAAAGTTTGTTGATGACCTTACGTCTGCTTTCTTCGTCTTATCAAACATAAAGACACCGCCTTTGCCAGACCAGAACGTCGCTCGAGCTTGATCCTTCTTAAGTTTGTAACCTGAAAATGTAATCTTATCAGGTTTTACCCCTTCTTTATTGTATACTGTATCTTTTACAGTTTTCTTTAATGATCCTACTATCTTTAATGATATCCCAACAATATCTCTTGACTCGAAGTGTTTAACTAACCCTTGATTTAACGATGCTACAGAACTTGCATCGAGCACATTATTAATATTTAATCCACGCTTTACAGCCCAAATATCTCCTGGATTCCATTTATCATCGTTAAGCGCAGGTCTATTTTCGTTCTTAAACGCCATTCTCTTCTTAGCGTATATTTGTTTCATCACTGCTGATCCACGATGCATCATATGGTTTCTCTTAACATAACCTTTCTTGATAAGATATTTTCCAGTCGAGTAACCAGAATAATGCCATTGATCTGCAGCTTCTAACATCTCATCTATCTTTGCATCAACGTCTATACTATTCTCATATTTTGACAATACTGCTGGTGTAAAGTGCTCAAAAGGTTGATTAGTACCTTCACCAAATAATGCTGCGATATATAAACACTGCAATGATTCTCCTTTACGAGTATCACCAGTCGCTCCTCCTCCAGTTCCTTTTCCACCAAAGACAGCAGTCTTTCCAATCATATTAGAATCTATTGTACCATCTTTTGTTTTAAGTGTAAACTTCTTAACGGTGCCAGAAGCACCTGCATCAATATAATCTTGTATAGTCTTAATATTCTCAGCGTTATTTAAAATCGTTACATCTGTTCCATCTTTCTTTGTAACAGCATCACCAGACTTAACAAGATCCATAAGCTTCTTGAGTCTGTCATCTCCATACTTCCACCATTCACCATGGCTAAGTCCAGTGAATGTGGCTTCTGAAAGATAGAAATATGATTTGAACTTACGCATAGATCTATTTATAATATTTTAGAAATAAAAAAAGGGTTAATTTCTTAACCCTTCCTTTCTTCTTTCTTTCTCTGATTGTTATACCAGAGTCTGACTGAATGCTGTCGCCGTTTTTCTTTTTCTATGGGATGGTATGCCTCATAGATGCGTTGCCAATTTTTAACTTTGTATTGTTTGGCCCAGTCGGCGTAGCTTTCGTCATTGTGTTTTTTCATTTATCCACCACAATACACTTTTACTGCATAGGTTGTGATAGTCATCATCATACCTAAAGTTGCGCCTAACATCATGTAAAGTATGACTTCATAGTTTGCTAAACCATCGTATTTCTTTGCGTTCTCATTCATCTAAGTTTCTCCATTAATTCTTTAGATTGTTCAGGGTTTTCAATTAGTTGCTGCTTTGCAGCCTGCAAGCGTTCGAGTCTTTTCTTAGTAGATTTATCAGTAGAACCTTTTTTCTGCCAATACTCGATTTCCTTGTCTATGGCGCCGAGGCCGAGGGACATTGTTCGTAAGTCCCTCTCGACGCTGCGCATGATCTTGTTCATGCTGCCTCCGCAAATTCGATCGCAGTTTTAAGTGCGTCTCTTTTACGTAGTTGATTCCAACCGTACCAGGAAGAGTAAAGTCTATTATCTTCACTTTTTCCTTGTAGGTGATCAGCAGAATAAGTAACTGCGTTAAAAGCCTGCCACCATGATCCAGTGGCGTATTCAGCACCAGGCTGTTCGTCCATCACATCGTAGCAGAGTTTTGCATTTCGAGATAAAGTGTCGACAGACAACGCTTTACCTTGTACTCTTTTATCAGTAGTACGTGGAAACACAGTGTTGAAATACTCGATGAGAGCTTCACCAGTATATCTTTTGTTACCAAGAAATTCAGCCATTTCTTTGTAAGAGTTAAGTTTTTCAGAAGCAATTCCTAAAGCTTCTTTAACTTTATCAGCATCAAACTCAGACCTATGTCCAACTTTTACTGATTTATCAGCTTGCATATCAAGTGATAATGAAAGAGTGTTATTGCAAACCACTCTGATAGGTGTGAATCGAATATCGATTGATCTACCATATTGATGAGGGTTTGAGAAAAGAAGATATGATTCAACAGTATCTCCTTTAAAAAGATCGAATGATTCTTTGACTTTTGCTAAAGCCCAAACCATTTGTCCACCTTTCAGTGAACCAGCAGTATTCATCTCCATATCACCAGAGATAACATACTCACCGAAGAAGTTAAACGCTTCTTCGTTTTGTACTGGCTTCCAATCTTTACCAACATTGGTAAGGATCTTTCCGTCAGTTTCTCTAACTAGAGATTTGTTTCCAGTAGGAATTTTTCTACCGTCAAACTCAACGAAGGATTCAACTTCCCTAACTTTCCAGTCAAGGCCAGCTTTTTCCATCATCATTGTTGGTGATAGATCGTTGCTTACAGGAACTCCAAGGCCGTGCCATGGAACTTGACCTGCGTATGCCATTGTTTCAACTTGATGTGCCATAATATATTCTTTCCTATTTAATTATTATCAATGGGTCCATTGTACCTTATTTATTTACGTTTGTACATGCTTTTTTTCGCTTAAAATGAAAAAAATTACCAGTCTCTTAGCCGTGTAATATTATTTGTTTTTGTACCTGCAGTCCTTCGTACGATATCATTGTGATTAAACTCAGCCCAATACAACTCAAAGGCAACTCCGTCTTCTAACCCTTCGAATTGATGTATCTTTCCAGGCTTTACTTGTGTAAAATCGCCAGGTTTTAGTATGGTCTCATCAACCAGACCTTGATCTTCTTGCCATACTCGTACTAGCATTTCTCCAGATTCTACAAAAAATCCATTCCATTTAAACTGGTGATGGTGTTCAGAGCATTTATAACCAGCTTTAAATTCTATCCTGTGAAACTCTAATACACCATTTGCATGTATTAGCTCTGTGTTTCCCCATATCTTTCCAGCTTTCATGATGGGTGCTTCCAATGCGCTTCCTCTAAGACTTCAACGGTATGTCTTAGTTCTTTGATCTCATCATTAAGTGTTCTAATGTAACCTAATAACTTTTCCATCTCTATCCTGACCGGAAGCCCACTACTTCCAGTAAATCCTTCTCTCTTTTTATCGAAAAAATCTAGGTCTTTAATCTCGTCTTTTTCCATCATCAACTCCTATTTTATCTATCACTTCTAAAACGTAATTAAGTTCTTCTATTACTTTTAAAAACCACATTCGATCCATTGTATCATTTGATTTGAATCTTTCATCTTTTAACTGATCGATCCTCATTAAGATATAATCCTTTGGATCTATTTTTCTTTTGCCTCTTCTCATAATAACCTCAAGTGCCAGATTCTGTTCCCAAGCTCTGGCGGGCTCGGTACAATTACGCAGCTAGTGCGTAATCTACAGGTGCAAAATCATCGTTTGCGTTTAGTTGTTTTGACCAATGACGCAGTCAACCGTCAAACTCCACGTTGCCTCC